TAACCACTTCTCCCACAGGTGTCCTTGGTCAAGATTCACGTAACTATCTTTCACTAATTCGTTAGAGACTACAAACAGTAGCCCCCCTCGGACAGTCTTGATGTTAGGGAAGAACTTAAAGACAGCCAAGGCCATCAACTCAAGCTGCCCCTTGTCTGCATACCTAGCACTCTTCCCTGTCTTGTAGTCAATGACCCATGCAAGGTCTTCCTCTTCATCAATGATCACTAAGTCAGCAATACCCCGCCACCACACGTCATCTGCAAAGAAGTCACACGGTTCTAGGTTCTCGGTCAACCCCATCTTGTACTCGCATAGTTTGTCTCCTCGCTTTGCATTGAGGTTATCCAGTGCATCTTTTGCATAGGCAAACTGTGGGGGTATAGGGGTCTCATCTTGGATGTATTCTTCAGCAGCAGTATGGAAAGCAGTGCCGTAAAGCATAGCCTCTGACTCACTTTCCTTATAGGTCTTAAGAATCTTGAGATGCTGGAACTGCCTAGCGCATTGTTCAAACGACTTTATCTTACTGAACGACCACGGGGCTATACTCATGCAGGTTTACTCATGTTTGAAAGTTGTTCAAAACTATATGGTGCCGCAATCCTTTCCCCTTCGTACCCAGAACGGCCCTGATATTCGGGATTCAGGGCATGGATGTACAAACTTTCTAGCACATCTAATTTTTCTTTTGAGCAAGCTATGTAGGTGTAACGGTCAAAATCTTTGGTCTTAGCATGATCTGACAGTCGAGTGCCTATTTGTACAGACTGCCCAACGTAGACCACACGGTCAGATTTTACTAAGAAATAAACGCCACATTGATTTTCATAAGGTACGGACTGCGCCACAATTTCACTAGCATACACCATCGCTTTACCCGTTAATGCCTCACTAAGCACACGACTATCAAGCACGTGAGTCACCGCTGATTTTAATGCCTCTAGTTCCTTCACTTCCTGCTCTAACGCTATGCGGGTTCGCCTTAACTCAGCTATATTCTGTTTTTCAAGCGCCACTCCTGTTGGTTTTATCTCCAAACATTCTGCTCTGGCACGGGCGATTACATCTAAAGCTCTGTAGCACTTACTCCCATTACGAACGCGGTGCTTTATCGGATATCCTAATTTTTCTACCTTGGCTATATAGCTTAGAGCTTGCAAATCGCCTACCTTAAACCATTTGTTTATCATGCCTTTAGTCACCCATGAACGCCTATGTTCTTTTGGTACACCACAAGGCCACTTACTCATCTCCGTCCCTTTTGGTTACAAACTCATAAGCGTCAGTCAGTGTTTCTATTACATCTGGTAACTCGTTTAGGTCAAACGTAACAGTGTCTACTCGCGGGGGATTGGCTCCGTAATCGCACTGGGAAACAACAAACATTATCTTATTGCGTACCTTCAACAAACCTATGTCGCTAGTTGTTGATTCCTCCGCATCCATAGTAGGTAACCTAATAGTACGAATAACCTTCCGTTTGTAGCGTTCCTTACGCTCTAAGAAGTTAATCACATCTGCGGGATTGCATATACTTGGTGGACGCTTCTGGCTCATTCGCAATCTCCGTACGCTTGTCCTGTACCTGATTCACAGTCGATGGGTAAGCCCTTCGCCCATACAGGTAACCAGCGCATACACTCCTCCATGTACGCACGGGCTTCTACTTCTTGTTCTGCCAGTACGCAACATGCAACAGAGTCATGCACTGTCAACACTACCTTATACTGCTTACTAATTTTTAACATTTGCTCCGCGATAACACAACGTGCAATAGCTTGGCATACATTCTCTATCAGTTTCCCACCGTATATCCGTGTTCGGCCTTTGCGAGTTTTGTAAGTGTACTCTGGCCCTCTCTCCCCTTGTTCAGCACTTAGCTCGTCATAGCGCATGAGTAAATCAGAGGGTAACTTGATAGCAGATAACTCAGGGCACACTTCTAATACGCCTTCCCGTCCTAGCTCCGTAACGTTACCATCCACTAAGTTCTGAATAGTGAACTTGGCATCGTTCCATAGCCCGACTATACGATAATACGTTTCACGGTAGACATTAATGACCCTTCGAGCTTCGTCAATGTCCATCTCAAAACCGAATGTCTTAAGCTGATCGACAAAACGAATAGCCCCCATGCCATAACCCGCGCCTAAGATGGTGGTCTTACCGACAAACCTTTGTTCTTTAGTGACATCTTCTACTGCCACCTCATAGATTATAGCCGCCATCTGTTTATATACGTCTTCACCATCGGCAAACGCTTGTACTAGATCGTCTTGCCCTGATAGCCATGCGAGTACCCGCGCCTCTATCTGAGAGGAGTCGCAGTCTATTATCACGTACCCGCGTGGGGCGATCATGCTACGCTTTAACTTCTTACCATTTACCCCACGGCTTGGTAGGTTCTGTAGGTTGATCTTGTCATCCCCGCCGAACCGCCCCGTGTGGGCAGCGTAATACTTTATGGGTACAGGGAGCCACGCTTTACCTTGTTCCCCACGCCCAGCGATAGAGATAAACCTCTGCGTACGTGTCTCTTCTAGCGTAGACTTGTTACCTAGACGGGCGTGAGCAAGCATATGTACCATAACGTCTTCGTGATCCAGCAAGTCTATGAACCCCTGATCTGTTTTGGCAAACGCAAACGTATCTTTCCCCGTTGTCGGGCTTACCTTCATTGGAACCATAACTCCTAGGTTTTCCAGTAACCCAGCGAATTTTGCATTGCTCATAAGGTCTTTCTTGGTAGCCCCCACATCATCAAGTAGTTGTTCTTTGAGCTTTTTGGTATCTTCTAAGTGTTCTTCTAGTAAAGGTACGTCCAACTCGATGATAGGTTCGATGAACATCCGTAGGGTCAGGTCTATAATCTTTAGCTCAGTACGTGGGAACGTGTTACCCATAAGTCCAAACAGGTCGTACGTTAACTCAACATCGTTGATGCAGTAGTCGCCATACAGGTCTAACGCCTCATCTGTAAACTCCCAACGGTGTACGCCTACTGCATCGGCAACCGCTGTACCTTTCTCTCCGATTCCGTACCGTGTAGCCAATGCCTTAAGACTGCCTCCGACCTCCACCCCATGTAAAGCCCTAGCAATGCAAAGAGTGTCAAGGTAAATGCAAGGGCGAATATCATAAATCCAATTGAGTATAGCACCGTCAAACATAGTGTTATGGCATAGTAGAGAACTGTTTTCCCAATCAAAACCATCTAGGTATTCCTTCATCTGTTCGTGAGTTCCACTCGCCCATTCGGTGGGGCCATTGTTTACCTTAACTCCTACCCCTATGACCTCAAACTCTAAGGATCGGATGTACTCCTCAGTCGTTAACTTCCGCAGTGAGAAATCTTTGTCGTAATACGTCTCAAAGTCTAGTGTAATCAAATCCATTACCTGTATTTCCTAAACTCGTTAGTAGAACGCTTCTTCGCTTGAACCTTTTTAAACTCTTCGATTGTCAACAAACGCACCTTGTCAAAAGTGGTCTTACACCACTCCTCACCTGACCAGCGGTACAAAAACCCTCTAGCCCCTACCCTAAACTCTTCTCGTTCGGGGCCAATATGAGTTGTCCCCTCATGTTTTGGCTTATATTCTGTAATCATCTAGGCACCTCACTTCTAACTATTTCACCGCCGCACGCAAGATACCCACATGCGTCTATCCAGTTGTCAGCGTTGGTTGGGTTCTCATCTAGCCTAGCGACCTTCAACAGGGTCATCATAATAGCAACGTCTTTTGAGGTTACATCTCCCTCAAGATACACACTCCAGTAATTGGCAATCCTAGCAAAGCTATCTTCTGGTTTGCCGTGCGTGTTCTGCCTGTCCCGCGTTACATACTGCTTGGCAGTGTCAAGGATGGTTGCCCTACTTACCTCTACTGATAACGGTTTAGGGGGTAGATCGTTATGGTCGTAGTAACTTCTCTCTTCTTCAGTCATCTATACTCCAAAGTCTAATTCTAATTGGTTGGGGTTCTTTACGGGGGCACCTAGTAACTCGTTAATGTCATTCATGTTCTCTTCGTTGACAACTAACGCGATACCTACCGCCTTGGCTATTTCGGCTAGGTTCTTTTCCTGTAGTGCTGTTGGCTTGTTCTTACCTGCCTTGCACTCGATACCGAAAAACCTACCGTTGTAGCACCCAACAATGTCCGGTACGCCTGACTTGCCATACCCTCCTGTCGCTGGAAAGAAGTAGTAGCACCCTAACGCTTTAAGCTGTGCCGTAACTTTCCGTTTAACTTTTACTTCTGGTGTCATCCTTTTCTCCCGTTGATTAAGGCTGCTATCCCGGTAGGGGCAGAGGGGCTACTTACCTCCTTCTCCTCCTTCTTCTCCTCCTTCTTCTCCTCCTTCTTCTTCGGTCTCGTAGCCCACTGCCCCCCAGCGCCCCTCTTCACTTCACGTGAAAAGTCTTCAGGTATGGAGTCATCACGTAACCAATAGTAGTCCTCCAATGTGTAATCAGGGGCTATAATGTCTGCCACCTGTTCTGGTTCGTAAGTCCCCCAACGTATCTCCGAATCGGGTATGGGTTCCCCCAACAACCTCCAATCAGGTACGTTAAAATCTAACTCACCTAGGGTCGATTCTCTCCTTAGTCTAAGGGTTAGATTTAACTTATCAGACCCCCATGTTCTTACCGAAGTTCCTAACCTACCCCTAACATCTGCTCGGGTAATCATATGACTTCTTCCCTTTCAA